TCTCAACCACAAGACCTTTTTCATTGATCGAGTTAATCAGTTGTGGTTTATTAATGTTACGGTGAGGTTTATTGAACAGTACATAGTTCAACGCATCAAGCATAGTAGACTTACCAGCACCGTTTTCACCTACGATAAGGGTCTTTGGTGACTTAAGAAAATCGATCTCGGTAAAATTATCACCAGTCGATAGGAAGTTTTTCCATCTAAGAGTACGAAATGTAATCATATTTCTTTTTCACTCATAAGAATATCTTCTAATACGAACATTAGATCGCATATTGCATGAGACAATACGTGACAGCCAGACTCTTCATCGATTTCAATGCCTGTCTGAAATTCGTTTATGTGTCGTAACGCAGCATCTAAGTAACGAGATTGTAGGTTATCTAATTTACGCCAATTGTTTGGTGCGTACTTTTGTGCTCCAAATGTTAAAACGTTTGAAGTTTCACGTAAAGCACGAGGCGGAACTAAACTCATCATAGATTTTCCACTATCATATTTAATTCCACTAGAGTCTTTCTGCATATAGCGCCTCATTATATAGTTCTTTAAGTTGTGATTTTAAAATACTCTTATCGAGTAGAGTATCTGTCGCATCAATATATTGTGAGATTAATTCACTTGTCTCTTCAAATTTAGTATTTTCCTTTTCATCATCTGCAACCATAGAATTATCAAATGATTCTACAATTTTAAGGTCATATGTTTTCTTTAATTGTATATTACTTATAAAGTTTTCAAATTGAGAGAGGTTAGTCTTATTTGCTACTATCACCTTTACGAATTGATTGTCAAAAATATTATAGTCAAATCTATTATAATCAAATTCTTCGTCGTCGTACACTACTTTTGTGAATAGAGTTAAGGGATTATTCACCGCTTGAAGATCTCCGGTTTCTAGATCTAATATGTGAAAATATTTTGGATCGTCACAATCTGCCCAAGTAAATTCCATTTGCGCGCCTAAATACGCAATATTACCATCCATTGATTTAGTATGATAATGGCCAGAATATACCGCATCAAACTTTTTAAATGGTTTCATATCCATGCCATCATGAGCTATAGCACCACGATACATTTGAAATCCTTTAAACTCAAAATGACCTAAGCAGATTTTAGCATCGGTTTGATCTAAACACTTTAAAGTATAGTATTCATTTTCTGAATTAATCCAAGGAATCATGATAATTTTTTGATCAGCATCAGCAAACTTAAGTTCGGTGGGCTTCATAAGAATATTAACTACGTCATCATAGCCAATCATTAACTCATTAAGTGAGCACAGATCGTTCGTATTACGATAGGTCACATCATGATTTCCCGGTATAATATCCATTATAATATTATATTCGCGAAGTTTATCTAAAAAATGAATGCGATTAGCATTTAATACTTTAAAGTTAACAAACTTACGATGCTCGTAGTAATCACCGAGATGAAGAATACGATTGATATTATTTTCCTTTAGATATGGGAAAAATATATCAGTATAAAATCGTTCTTGATAATCAATAAAGATACTACTAGAATTACGAGCACCAGCATGAGTGTCATTGAGAATAGCTACTTTGGTCATTTACGTAAACTTTTCTAGGCCTTTGACTTTACTTTTTTTTTCTGTTTTCTTTTTTTCATTATCCTGCCATGGAGAACGTATTTCATCTAAATGTTTTAAAACAGCTTGTGTATCACCATACTCAGGATTAGCATTAATTTCTATTGACGCCTTTTCAATATAGCGCAATTTCTTTTTTAGTTCTTTGTTGTGGCGTTCAACCGTACTAAGAAAAGAGAAATAACAAATTTGTGTAAAGTAAGCAAACGCATTTGGCTTACCAGTACGCGTTGACGCATCAATATCATAGTTACGTATACGTCTAAGGCAAACTTCGACTGCGTCCATGACTAGTTCATCTTTATAAACACGTCGAATAAATTTTCGGGTATAGGTTAAACCAGTAGCAATCTTAAAGAAACATTCACCGATATATGGCGTAACCTGTGGCACATCTTCACCACACTTATCAGCTTCATCGCACTGTGTCACATATTCATGAACAGCATTCGTGAATTTAACATTGTCTACATAATGTTCGGGAGGCTTTTTTTGTCTTTTCATAATTACCATTATATACTATTTTGAGATAAATGTACACTAATTTTTTATATTACAAATGTGTAATAATTGCCAATTCCGCAGGGAAACTGTTATAAATTACTATACATAAAATATTAAAAAAAACCAAGACATTTAATCTTCCTTTAAAAATCTTGATTATCCATACAGTCCAGAATATAGTATCCGGATTCCGGATAGATAGATTATACTGTTAGGTATACAGAAACACTAAGAAAATACAAAATAATAATAATCTATAACAATAGGTTATAGCAGCTATTATTACATTATTTTACAAAAGTATATAATCTACTGTCTTATAATTTATATTGGCACGGTGCTTAGTGTTTTGTAGTATCGTCTTTGGGTTTCCAATTATTGATATCAACTACATTTTTATCATTACTAGAACTTTTGCTATCTATATATTTTTCTACTTCGTCAAAGATATCTTCAATAGTTTCAGTCTTTTGAGAATTAGATTTTTCATGTATAATTTCTTGCTGAACTGCTGACATATATTGTGTACGCCCATAATCAGAAACTTCGGATATTCCAATCACACCATGCGCTTGGAATATATGGACACTTAATCCATCTGAGTATGGCTGAAATTGCATTAGCACATATGAACCTTCTTCAGGATCAATATAAGTTGAAAAGGGCCTTTCACATACATAAGAACCAAGTTGGGTGATATCTTTAATGTATGTTATAATTTTATCGCCGGATGCTAAAGCTAAACATTTAATAAATTGCGGATTAAACTCATCTTCTTTATTGTCATCACTCATCATAATATCCTATTTTTTAGTTAAGGCTTGTGTACCAAAAAACGCGGCAACAATACCAGCAACGGCCACAAAGTAAGTTGGCGCCATATTGCCTAATACGTTAGCTGCGGTTTCTAACCCAGTCAATGTCGATAAAATTACCGCAAACGGATAAAGTAGCATTCCTAAAAGAGAAAACCACGCCATTTTCCTTTGAGCATCGCGCATAGCATCAGCATCTTCTAAGGATTTGCGTTTAAATTCTGTGTCCATTTCTTCGGTCATAATTTTATATCAAATATTTTATAGTTTAGTTTTTCTTTCGAATAATGTTTTATTCGTTCAATTGAATGGGTTAAAGCAAAGTTTCTTCTTTTCTTCCAATGTAGATCATCACAAATATCATACATAATAGTTTCTCTACCATCAGTTGATTTTCTTAAGGCTCTACCAAGAGATTGTAGAACTTTAATTCGTCCTTTATGCGGTGTAGCGAATACCAGATTATGTAGGTTCTTAATATTTATACCAGTGGAAAAGGTTCCAATCGAAGCTACAATAATAGCATTTTGTTCTTTTTCAACCACGGCTCTAATTTCATTTCTATATGCAGAATCAATTTCACCGTGTATCAAAAATACTTTTCTATTCTTTTCGACTTTTTCCTTAATAAGATCGTATATAAATTGACCATGATCTCTAAATCTAAACATCACTAGAGTATTTCCCTCTAGACTTGCTGAAAGATTGGCTACAAATCTATTTCTTTTTTCATGTAAACTAATATACTTTACTTCATCTTGATATTTGAATTTGGCATTCCTACGATCTTCATCAGAATACAAAAGCTTCATAATGTTAATTTGTAAAGCTGCTAAGTTCCCTTCATCAATCTGTTCCTTTGTTGTAGTAGCCACAAACGTAGGACCAAATATACCTTCTAAAACCATCTCATGCACCTTTGTGCCATCAAGAGTTCCGGTGGTTCCAATTCTATATAATGAGTTAGTCATTTTATCAAGAATACCTTGACACACTGTAGCAGAGCAGGTATGAGCTTCATCTCCTATAACCCCGCCAACATTCATCATAAAGGTTCGCTCAAACTTGGCTAATGATTGCCACGTTGAAACTAGTACTTGTTGCTTGGCATTTTTGTCCTGGCCAGCAAAAATAGGATAACACATTTCGCTCACGACAAAGTCTTCATCAATCGATGAGTAATCTTCGAAGTCACCTATCAATTGATGAGTAAGCGCAGTGGTAGGAACAATAATGACAAACTTCTGATCTGGATCTATTCTATCTAAGACCCATCTCATAACAATATACATGATAAGAGATTTGCCAGTGCCGGTTGGAGAAAGAATTAACTTACGATAGTTTGTAATGCATTCATATGCTGAAGCTAATTGATAATCTCTAGGTTCGATTCTTTCGCCATCAGAAGTCAAATTTAAAGACTGTACATATTCATAGAACTCATCATACGATATTTTATCGTTAGATCCAATTGTGCCAAAATAATTATTGTTCTTTAAAACTATATTATATTTACGCGCTGGATTTTGCGCAAACTCTACCACAGAATTTAACAATCCGGCCGATAAAGTTCGTGTTCGCATATCAAATAAACGTATCTTACCATCCCACATGCCAGACTTATATTTTGGCATAAACTTATATCCACTCGCATAAAAGCTAAAGTGTTCTTGCAACTCGTGATATATACCCTCGTCGCTAGATTCTATTTCCATTTTAGAAAAGTTTTTGTATGAGATAGTAAGTGTTTCAGACATTATGCCCCGCTTTGAAACTTCATGAAGTCTAACGCGTTCTTAATATGCTGGTGTCTCCATGTTACATTATTCAATATTGATTCTAGAGTTTCGAGCATAATTTCAGTTTCTTTTAATTTATCAAGTAAAGATGATACGTCTTTATCAATCATAATATAATCGTCCATCTCAGATTTTAGTGGCTTTGCTAAACCTTTCCATGGATCATAATCCCAATTACGTTCATCCATTTCTTCACGAGACATTGCGCCCTTAAGCCATTTGCGCTTTGACATCTCAAGGTCTTTTAGTTTCGATTTAATTCTATGATATTTTAATTTTACCGCCGCGTGCATTTCTAAATATTTAGAATGTAGTATTGCACTTCTTATTGATTCATCATCTAATTTAGCTTTATTGATTTCGCTATCTTTTTTCCACTCTAATAAGAGGTCTTCAATTGTCATATTTAGTTGTACTCATAATAATCATAAACAAAATTTATAGATGCCTTAATAAGAGAGTCACTCCCATCTTGAGCATTAAACGTATCGATATTTATACTTGTTGGAAAAGCAGATTTAAATTCTACCGTAAACAGCTGTGTTTCAGAGGATGAATAGCCGATAAGAGTAATATCTTTTTTGACTGCATTATTTTCAG